CGTGATTTTCAGAGCGCGGTCCGCCAGGGCCACGCCCTCAAGCAGAAGCACAACGAACAGCAACGCGAACTCCAGGGCCTGCGCAGCAAACTGGGCGAGGCGGGCATCAGCACTCGCAACCTCGGCCAGCATGAGCGCGACCTGCGCACCAAGGTCAACCAGACCAACCAGGCGATAGCCGAGCAGGAAGGGCGGCTGAAGAAGCTCACCGCCCAGCAGAAGCGCCTCGGCCAGGCCAAGGAACAGTACGAACGCACCTCCGCACTGGCCGGCAGCATGGCCGCCACCGGTGCCGGCGGGCTGGCCACCGGCAGCGGCATTCTCTACGCCGGCGCGCGGATGATGGCGCCGGGGTTGGAATTCGACGCCAGCATGAGCAAGGTGCAGGCCCTGGCGCGGCTCGACAAGAACAGCCCCCAGATGCAGGCCCTGCGTGAACAGGCGCGGCAGCTCGGCGCCAGTACCCAGTTCACCGCCGGCCAGGCAGCAGATGCCCAGGGCTTTCTGGCCATGGCCGGCTTCGATCCGAAATCCATCCAGGCTGCCATGCCCGGCATGCTGGATCTCGCCAAGGCCGGCGACAGTGGCCTGGCGGAAACGGCGGACATTGCCTCCAACATCCTCACCGGCTTCAACCTCTCGGCCAGCGAAACAGGGCGCCTGGGCGACGTGCTGGTCGGTACGTTCACACGGTCGAACACCAACCTGCAGATGCTCGGCGAGACGATGAAGTACGCCGCACCGGTGGCCGCGAGCGTCGGGCAGGACATCGAGACCGTCGCCGCCATGGCCGGCAAGCTGGGCGACGCCGGCATCCAGGGCAGCATGGGCGGTACCGCGCTGCGTGCCATCCTCAACCGTCTGTCCGCACCACCCAAGGCAGCCGCCAAGGCGCTGGACACGCTCGGCATCAGCGCCGTCGACGCCCAGGGCAACCTGCGCGACATGCCCACCGTGCTGCAGGAGATCTACGAGAAGACCAAGAACATGGGCGACGCCGAGCGGGCCGGCCTGCTCAAGCACATAGCCGGGGAAGAGGCGGTTGCCGGCATGCAGGTGCTGGTCAAGCAGGCCGGCACGGGTGCCCTGCAGGAGTTCGTCAGCACGCTCAAGGCCACCGAGGGCGAAGCCAGCGCCACCGCCCGCACCATGGCCGACAACCTGCGCGGCGACCTCGATGGCCTCGGCAGCGCCTGGGAAGATCTGGGTATCCAGCTCCAGGAGCAGCAGAACGGCCCCATGCGCGAGATCACCCAGACGCTCACCGGCATCATCGGTGGGGTGAAAAGCTGGGTGGCCGAGAACCCCAAGCTGGCCGCCAACCTCGTCAAGACCGCAGCCGGCGTCGGCCTGCTGATGGCCGGTATGGGCGGGCTCACCCTCGCCATGGCCAGCATCCTCGGCCCGTTCGCCATGGTGCGCTACGGCATGATGCTGTTCGGCATTCAGGGTGGTGGGCTGGCCACTACACTTTTCAACCTGGGCAAGACGGCCCTGCCGCTGGTGGCCACCGGGCTACGATTGGTCGGTGCCGCGGCAATGGCCAACCCGGTCGGCGTGCTGATCGGCACGCTCGCCCTGGGCGCTGCGCTGATCTACGCCAACTGGAGCCGTGTGGGGCCGTTCTTCCTCGGCCTCTGGGCCGAGATCAAAGAGGGCGTCGCCGGCGGCCTGGCCGGCATCGGCGCGCTGTTGCTCAACTTCAGCCCGCTGGGCCTGCTGTATCGCGCATTCGCCGGCGTGATGAGCTACTTCGGCGTGGACCTGCCGAGCAAGTTCAGCGAGTTCGGCGGCAACATCATCCAGGGGCTGATCAACGGCTTCACCAGCATGTTTCCCAACCTGAGCGCGGCCATCAGCGGCGCGGCGAACAGCGTGATCAGCACCTTCAAGGGGCTGCTGGGCATTCACTCACCGTCGCGCGTGTTCGCCGGCCTCGGCGGCGACACTATGGCCGGGCTGGAGCAGGGCCTTGCTGCCGGGGAGGGCGGGCCGCTGTCGCAACTGGCCGGTACCGCCAAGCGCCTGACTGCGGCGGGTGCGGTGGCTGTGGGCATTGGCGGCGCTGCGCCCGGCATGGCCGCCGCTGACCTGCCCTCGATCGACAGCCGCCCGCCGCTGGCCGCCGCGGCGCGATCGCAGCCGGCCGGCATCACCATCGAGGGCGACACCATCACCATCATCGTGCAGGGCGGGCAGGGGCAGGATGTGGCGCAGCAGATCAAGCGCGCCCTCGAGGAGCATGAGCGCAACAAGCTCACCCGCGCCCGTTCCGCACTGTACGACCAGGACTGACACCAGGAGCAAACCACTATGATGATGGCCCTCGGCATGTTCATCTTCTCGCTGGAGACCCTGGCCTACCAGGAACTCCAACGGCAAACCGCCTGGCGCCACGGCAAGACCGCGCGCATCGGCACCAACCCCGCGCGCCAGTTCATGGGCCGCGACGACGACACCATCACCCTGCCGGGCGTGCTGCTGCCGGCGCTGGTCGGCGCGCAGATCAGCCTCGACACGCTGCGCTACATGGCCGACACCGGCAAGGCCTGGCCACTGGTAGAGGGCACCGGCAAGATCTACGGCACCTGGGTGATCGAGAACCTGAGCGAGACGCGCACGCTGTTCTTCCGCGACGGCCAGGCGCGGCGCATCGAATTCACCCTGAGCCTGGTGCGCATCGACGACGGCCGCGTGGACATGCTCGGCAGCGCGATCGGCGCCGGTGGCAACATCCTGCGGGGGCTGCTGCGGTGATCGACCAGCTCATCACCCAGGGCAAGGGCCTGCTCAGTGCGGCCGCCGGCCAGGCCCAGGGCATCGCCCAGCAGGCGGCGGGCGCCTACCGCGAGGCCACCGCCTACCCAAGCCCCATTTGCCGCGTAATGGTTAATGGGCACGACATCACCGCCAACATCGAACAGCGGCTGATCAGTATCGAGCTCACCGACAACCGCGGCATGGAGGCCGACCAGCTCACCATCACCCTCAGCGACCACGACGGCCTGCTGGCCATCCCGCCGCGCGGCGCCATCGTTAGCCTCTGGCTGGGCTGGAGTGACACCGGCCTGGTCAGCAAGGGCAGCTACACCGTGGACGAAACCGAGCACAGCGGCGCGCCGGACGTGCTCAGCATCCGCGCCCGCAGCGCGGACCTGCGCGAAGGCCTCAAGGCCAAGAAGGAACGCAGCTGGACCGGGCAAACCCTCGGCGCCATCATCCAGACCATCGCCGCCGCCCACGGCCTGAGCCCCGTCATCAGCGCTGCACTCAGCGTGATCGAACTGGCCCAGCTCGACCAGGCCAACGAATCCGACGCCAACCTCATCACCCGCCTGGGCCAGCAGTTCGACGCCATCGCCAGCGTCAAGGCCGAGCGCCTGCTATTCATGCCGGCCGGCAAATCCACCACCGCCAGCGGCGCGCCGCTGCCGCATATCACCCTGACCCGCGCCGACGGCGACCAGCACCGCTTCCTGCAGGCCGACCGCGACAGCTACAGCGGCGTGCGCGCCTACTACTACGAGCTGGGCAGCGCCGAGAAGAAAGAGGCCATCGCCGGCGCCGGCGACAACCTCAAGGACCTGCGCCACACCTACGCCGACCAGAACAGCGCCTTGCGCGCCGCCCGCGCCGAATGGTCACGCCTGCAGCGCGGCACCGCCACCCTCAGCTACACCCTGGCCAAAGGCCGCCCGGAACTGACCCCGGAACTCACCTACAGCTTGGTGGGTGTGAAGGCCGAGATCGACGCCATCGTCTGGCTCGGCGCCAACGTGCGCCACAGCTTCACGCCGGACAGCTACACCACCGCCCTGGAGCTGGAATCCAAACTGCCCGACGCCGACGACATCGCCGAACTGGCCGAGCAGAGCGGCAACTACACCGGCGTGCTCGCCTGGTACCGCGACGAGAAGACCGGCAAGCAGCACAAGCTCACCGAGGGCGACCAGACCAACCCCAAGCGGCTGACGCACCTGTACGCCGAGAAGAGCAGCGCCCAACGCGCCGTGGAGCGGGAATGGAAGCGGATACAACAAGCGAACGCCTGACCGAGCCCGCGCCGCCACCGGCAGAGCCGGCCCGCTCGGCCTGGGAGCGCATCGACGAGGAATGGGCAGGGCGCGACGATGCGCCCATGTGCATGTAAGCAAAACCCGGCGCCTGGCCGGGTTCTTCGTATCAGCGGGCGGTGTCCCGCAGGGCCTGTAGCAGCCGGATGATGTGCCGCCGATCGGCCTCGGCCAGTTGCGCGAAAAGGCTCAACACCTCTTCTTGCTGCTCGCTCAACTCGCGCGGCCTGAAGCGCTCGCCGTCGTGGTGCTGCCTGTTGTTGTTCTTCGACATGCATACTCCTTACACGTCAACCGAGCGCCCGGCGCCCCGTGGCGCCTCCCAATCGCTCGGAGAACAGTCGATTCTCAGCACGTTCCGGCTGTGTCATCAGCGTGCGCATCAATAAAACCGAAAATCCTCAGATCCCAACCTCAGGCACGAAGCCTAGCCCATTGCAGGTGGTGCAGCCTTCGGCGAAGCCATAGTGGTCGTTGCACGCCGGGCATGGATCGTAAGGCGCGGCGGACACCCTGAGTCGCAACAGGTCATGCCCCGGCAATTCCAGTTCGCCCATGTAAACCGCCAGGTCGCGCCAGGCCCGGTACACGTCCGGGTCATCCACATGACGCTCGGTGCCCGGGCGCGGGATCTGCCTCAGTTGGAGGCGCTCGCCCTCCGCGGGTTCCTGCCCTTCGATGACCAGGTACCCGCCCGCGCGCAGCCGGATGCGCAGCGAACCCTCCGCCTGCTCGACGATGCCGGTATAGGGCGCCAGGTTGCAGGGCTCGCTGTCGCTGGCCTGGTACACGCCGCGCAAGACCCTGCCAAGAACATGACCATCACTGACACGAACCAGCAGATAGTGGGCGGCGGGCTTAAAGCGGAACGGCATGGCAGGGCTCGAATACTGTATGCATGCACAGTAAACCGAAAGGCCTGGCAGATGGTCAATGGAGAACAGCCCCAAGACCGACGAGGTGACAGTATGTGCGGTGGCGTTGAAGCGAGAGACGCGGAAAAGGCCTACAAGGTCTACTTCCCCAGCCCCAAGGCCGCCTTCCCGGTGATGCTCGAGGGTGGCGAGGCGCTGGGCTGGGTCACCTGGGGCCGCCGCCGCGAAGAGCCCGGCCAAGGCCCGCAAGGCGGCTGGGCGCGGCTGGAAACGGTGGAGCGGGGCGGGTGGGCGAAGTACAGGCCGCTACGCGCCTTCGGCCTGGTGCAGCGCTACATGGAAAAAGGCCAGCCCGACGAGAAGGGCAAGAAGCAATCACACTGGTTCGACATGCCCGAAGGCTACGCCCTGGACTGCCTGGTGCTGGGCGAGGGGGAGCAGCGGCGCGTGTATGTGGTTACCAGCACGCCGCCGGAGGAGTATTCATGGATACATGATCGGTGGCCGATGGTGCGCATCTGTTAATCTCAATAAGGATCTAAATCCGTCCCTGTTTCGCTTACATTCATTAAGTCCAGAAATTTGACGGCAACAGAAGGTATTTGAACAATCTCCGAAAGCGCGGCCTCAATTTCATCAGCAGATGAGCAATGCCAAGAGCTGTGATCAAGCGTGATAACCAGTGGGTAGCCGTTGGTGGGGTCTTGCTCCCATTTAGCAATATACTTGTATGTACTTCCTTCGCTTGGTGAGTGAATAGCCACCAGCCAGGTGCTTTCACGTATCCCTGTGCCTCTCTGGGTGAAGCCCAAGTTTACCAATTCTTCTGTTGCGTTGAAAATTTCTTCTGAGATTCTCCTTACTGTATCCAGAACCTCTTGCTTGTTGCGTTCCATTTGTTTAGCTGCGTCAATTCCAGCTTTGAAAGAAACAAGAAAATTACTCATGGGCTCTTTCTATCCTGCCAAAAATAGGTAAGTGGTCATGTTCTTTGAAGAATTGCTCACCAAAGACGCTATCTATTTCGTAACAAAAAGCTCTAGTGGATTCCTCGATTAGATGCCATTTTCCTAGCCCCATCAAAGACGATGATACGATGATTTGATCAAATGTGAACCATTTGGTTACATGAGGGCTGCTTTTGTAAAAGTACGTTCCATGACATGGAGAGGTCTGGCGTTTATGGCAGTAAGGGAGTGATCCGCCTAAATTTCGCCAGAAAGGGTTGTAGAATAGGAACGGTTTCTCTAGAAGTTTCTTTCTGTCTCTTGTTGCCCATAATTTGTCATAGATAGGCGCTTCAAAAGGCTCGTTATTATAGTCGCCCATCAAAATTATGTTCGCTTGGAAACCTACTTCGTCGTAAAGCATGTTAATGCTTTCTCGAAGGGTGGAGCCTAATTCATCCCGCCCGATATCGGGCCTAGACATTTTGCTTGGCCAATGAGAAACAAAAAAATGAATAGTTTCTCGAGTTTCTATTACTTCAAAATCAATGCGCGTGGCTACTTTTAATCTTCCCGAATAGTGCGATTTAGTTATGTTTGTATAATCGAGAAGCTTAAGTTTGCTTGATTTGTAAAAGATACCGATATCTTGGATCAGTCGACCGTCACGGCCGCTAATATCTAAACCAACCATACCTTTTTGGCTTGCGAGGTATTCGAACGACTCCATAAACGAACGCGAAATTTCACCGAACGCCATAACGTCTAAGTTTAAAAGGTCATCTAAATGACAAAACATGAACCAAGGGCGCAATATACTTTTGTTTATAGGTTCCGGTTTGCTAGCGACGGGAGGGCAGTAACTGACATTCCACCAGGCAAATGACAGACGCGTAGCTACATCGCACATGTCGTGAGATGTCACGAATCGCAGCTCTTGGAAATCAGCAGGATCAGAAGAAATAGAGCTGCCTGCAGCGTACGCGGCAGTTCCTTCTTGGTTAACTTTGCCAGTCATCAAAAAAATAACTCGCAAAGCTTTAGGTCTGACTTGCGCATGGACTGGTCCGGTTATATCGACGTCAGCGGCTACGTGCGCCGGTGATGATGTACAGCACGTCCGCATCAGTGCGAGCAGCCAAGGCCTGCAGGTAGTCGATGGCGATGGTGGAGGTGCCGTTCTCGAACCGCTTCTGCATGTAGTCGGTGATGCCGGCGAGGTGAGCCAGTTCGTGAACGACAAGGCCGAGGCGGCTGCGCTCCTCAGTCAGGCGGGCCCCGAAGGCATCAGACAGATCGTCGGCGATGGGCTGGACTGTGTTCATGCTGCGTCTCCTTGCAGGTGTAACAAACGAAGGCACGGGAAATGAGATAGTCAGGCGAAGTGGCGGGCCAGGCTGCGAGGGCGCACGATTTCACCGCTTTCGAGATCCACGACATCGCCAATGATGCGGTCGACCCGGAAAGTACGCTCCGCTTGGCGGTCATGGCATTCGCCTTTGAGGTGTGTCCCCGTCACAGAGTGAATGGTGACGGTGCGGCAGGTTACGTCGCCGCTGGAGTCCTCGTAGGTGAAAGAGACCGTTCCAAGGCTCCAGCCATTGCGCATGGCTCGGCTTGGAGCGGAAGTATTGTCTGCAGTCCGACGTGTAGGCTCAGCAGATGGCTGAGACTTGGCGGGCCCAAGGCCAAGTCGCTTTCGCTGGGTGCGATCCAGCAACGTTGGCTTGGAGCCCTCCCAAGGTTTCGCCTGCACGTTGAGCGCTGCCGCGGCGCGCTTCGTTCGCTTAACCAGGGCGATAAATAGAGCGATGCTGATGGCGATCAGCACCAGAGCTACAAATGCTTCCATGGTTCTTAACCTTCCTTGTTGACCTCGTAACGCCCGGCCGTTTCGGCCAGTGCAGACGCCATCCGGCGAATCGTTGAGCGGTCATTCTCCGGCATCGATCGATAGTGGTTGAGCACTTCACTTTCATCGTCGGCCAAGCCCTCAGCTGTTACCGGGACACGCTTGCCGGTCAGCACATAGAGCACGTCCACACCTGCTGACGCCAAACCTTCGAGGTAGCCGGAGTCCGGGCTTCGTTCGTCAGCCTCGTACTTGCCCTGGGCATTCGCTTTCACGCCGCCCAACGCACCGAAATCCGCTTGTGAGAGGCCTAGTCGCTTTCTTTCTTCGCGCAGCCGTTCGCCGAGACCACTCATTTGAATAGAAATTCCCGTTGACACCACTCGAATGAGTGGTAATCTGTCGCCACATTGAACGCAATTGAATGGTTTTGAATCATGCCAGCCACACGCACCCCCAAACAAGCGAAGGAATGGCTCGCCCAACAAGGCAAGACCGTCCAGGAGTTCGCTCGCGAGCACGGCCTCGATCCGTTCACCTGCTACCAAGTGCTTTCCGGTGCGAAAAAAGGCCAGCGCGGTGAGTCGCACCGCGCCGCCGTGCTGCTGGGCATCAAGGAAGGCGTTGTCCCGGATGCGCCGGAGCAGTACGGCCGGCGTAAGACCGACATCGGCACCGTGATTTCAAAGTAATGGCAACGGCCCCAGCGAGAAACCAGAACATGAAGCGCCCGATCCTAGAAACCCGCCGCCAGATGATGAGTGCCGTGGTGTGCGCCTACCCGGGCGGCCGCGAGTGCGCCGCCGCGCGCCTGGGGCTGGACCTGAAGAAGTTCGACAACCATCTCTACGAGAGCGCCGGCAGCCGCCCGCTGAGCGACGAGCAGGTGCACCTGCTCGAGCAGCAGGCCGGTACCAGCCACTTTCCAGAATATGTCGCTGCAATGTACGGCGGCGTGTTCGTGCCGGATGCCAACCCGGTCGACCTGGACAACGTGGAGCTCTACGAGCGCTCGATTCGCACCGCCGTATTGCGCGGCACCGTGGACCAGCTGCTGGCCGAGGCGCTGGCCGACGGCGAGATCGACGAGGCCGAGCGCAAGTTGCTGCTGGCCGCACACCGCCGCCACATGGCCGCGCGCCACGTGGAGATCAACGCGGTGATCGTGCTGCACCAGGTGAAAACGGCCCAGCAGGGCTGAACAGCAGTCGGCGCCCAGGGCGCCAGAATTCACCGGCTCAGGCCGGAGCCGCGACTGGCGGCGGGGGAGGAAGATGTGAGCGTTGCCCATAACGGTGGTTACAAGTGCCTTTGCCCAGCCTGCGGGAGCCGCATGCGCATCCGCAACAGCGAGGCGCAGACGCCGACCTACAAAACGATGTACGCCCAGTGCCTGAACATCGCCTGCGGTGCGACCTACTGCGGCTCGCTGAGCTGGGATTACGCCCTGAGCCCCTCCGGCCTGGACCGGCCCCGCGTGGTGCTGCCTGTTGCGCCCTCGGTGCAACGCATGCAGGCGCTGCGCGACAGCCGCCCGAAAACCGACCAACTCGACCTGCTTGACCACATGGAACCGGAGGTAGCCAACGCATGAACACCATCACTGCTGTAACCAACACAGCATGCGACGCCCAGGAGTACCGCAGCAGCATGCAACTGGCGGCGCTGCACTTCCTGCAACGCCACCAGGGCGAGCACCTGACCGACGACGGCAAGCTGTTCGAGCGCGGCGTGCAGTATCTGGTCAATGCCATGGATGTGCCGGCCTTCATGGCCGACCGCCTGGTGCACCTGGCCATGAGCGAGCTGGAGTGCCTGAAGCAACCGGTGATCGGCATCGACTACGGCACGGGGGATTCGTCTGTCGTGGGCCTGGTGCATTTTCTGACGGGCGAAACGGTATTAATCCCATGCCGCCACCTGCCGGCGCGGCTCCAGCCGCCCGCGGCGCACCTGGCTGCAGCAGCCGTTAACTGATCACCCCTTGAATTGACCCATTCCCATGCCCGCCGTTGCGCGGGTAGGGGGAAGTTGCGCCCGAACGGTGGCCATATGAACACAGACGTTTCCATTGAAATCAAGCTGAACCCCGCCCAGGCCGAGGCCTATCTGCGCTGGCTGAACATCCAGTTCCAGCTGCTGATGGCGGCCTGCTGGTATGACGACAAATACCGCTACACGCCCCAGGGCCTGCGCGGCAAACGCATCCTCGAGGACCACCCGCACATCGCCGGGCTGAACCGCACCATGCGCGAGCTGGTGAAGCAATTGCGCGTTCAGGGGGTGCCGGCATGAGCATCAACACGCCTGTCTGCGATGGCATCGCCGCCGCGCCGGGGCGCTACCTGCTGCGCCGCTGGCTGGAGACTGCCAAGCATCAGCCGAACTACCGCGAACGCTGCCTCGATATCGAGCACATCAAGGGCTATCTCGACTGCCTGGATGACCTGAAGCTGATCACCGATACCGAATGGAAGGCCACGCGCGCCGAGCTCAATCAGCTGCAGGCCGAGGTGCTCGCATGATCCAGAGCGCTAGCAACCCCTACCGAATAAACGGGCTTACCGCACTGAGTTTCAGTGGCGGGCGCACCAGCGCCTACATGCTTCGGCAGGTACTCGACCACAACGACGACCTGTCTGACCTGGTTGTCCTTTTTGCCAACACCGGCAAGGAGCACGAAGCAACCCTTGAGTTTGTTCGCGAGGTTGGCGAGCGGTGGGGAGTGCGGATCGTTTGGCTCGAATATCGGGATACCGATACGGGCTTTGAGCAGGTGAGTTTCGAGACTGCGAGCCGCAACGGCGAACCGTTCGAGGCGCTGATCAACAAGCGCCGGTATCTGCCGAACCCGGTGACACGTTTCTGCACGGTCGAACTGAAGATTCGGACGATGCACCGTTACCTGAAAACTCTCGGCTGGGCTGAAGGCGACGAGGGTTGGGATCAGATGGTTGGAATCCGTGCGGATGAGCATCGGCGGGTGGCGAAGATCCGTGCCCGTGGCACGAGTACCGAGACGCCGAAGGAGTCGATGCGCTTGCCACTGGCTGACGCTGACGTAACGGTCTCGATTGTTGGGAGGTTCTGGCGGGAACAAGCATTTGATCTAAGGCTTCCCAGCGTCAACGGAAAAACCCTGTTGGGCAACTGTGATTTGTGCTTCCTCAAAGGCGCAGGGCAGGTGTTCTCGATCATCGCAACTGATCGTCCTCGCGGGGCCTGGTGGGCGCGTATGGAGGCTGAAATTCAGGCTATCCAACCACGATCCAGCAATGCGGCCCGCTTTAGGTTTGACCGCGCGAACTACCAGCAAATGCTCGACTACTCCGAGCAGCAAGGTTCCCTTTTTGAACAGCTATTAGCCGGCTCTAGCGAGCTGGACGAACCTGCTGCGTGCTTCTGCGGAGACTGATGATGAAATCCATGCCCCACGAAATCCGCACCGAGGTGCTGGCCCGCCTGGAGCGCGACTACGGGCTCAAGCGGCGCGACAGCGCCGAGTACATGCGCGGCGGCAAATGCCCCTCCTGCGACAAGAAGGAGCTGTTCAGCCGCTACGACGAACCTTGGTTCATCAAGTGCGGCCGCGAGAGCAAGTGCGGCGACCAGTGGCACGTGAAGGACCTGTATGACGACCTGTTCGACGACTGGAGCAAGCGCGCCCCGGCCACCGAGAAGGAGCCCACAGCGACCGCCAAGAGCTACCTGCAGCACGCCCGCGGCTTTCACCTGGAACTGATCGAGGGCTGGTACACCCAGGAGAACTACTGGAGCCGCGAGCTGGGCATCGGCTCGGCCACGGTGCGCTTCCCGCTCGACGGTGGCAGCTATTGGGAACGCCTGATCGACCGCCCGCATCGCTTCGGCAAGCAGAAGGCACGCTTCGCGCCGGGCAAGGCCATGCGCGGCTACTGGTGGTGCCCGCCGAGCCTGGACCTGCTGCAGATCAGCGAACTGTGGATTGTCGAGGGCATCTTCGACGCCATTGCACTGCTGCATCACGACATCGACGCCGTGTCCGCCATGAGCAGCAATGCCTTTCCGGCCGAGTCGCTCAAGGCGCTGGCCAAGGCCTGCGCGGACGCTGGCAAGAAGCTGCCGCGGCTGGTCTGGGCGCTGGACAACGAGCCGGGCGCGCACCGCTACACACGCCGCTGGGTCAAGCAGGCCCGCGAGCTGGGTTTTACCTGCGAGGCCGCGCAGATCCCGCAGCGCGACCGCAAGACCGACTGGAACGACTTGCACCAGCGCTGGATGTTCCTGGACGAAGACAAGCGCGCCGAGCAGGTGGCGGCGGACCTCAAGGCCGCTCGTTACCAGGGCTCGCTGCTGATCGCCGAAAGCGCCGCCGAGAAGGCGCTGCTGATGTACGACTGGAACAAGCGGGGCGAATTTCACCTGGGCTTCGGCAACCGGATGTACTGGTTCAAGCTCGACCTGGAGAAATTCAACCGGGCCATGCAGGACCTGGAAGGCAGCGACGACCACGACGACCAGCTGCTCAATGATCGGCAGATGCGCGAGAAGGCGTTGCAGCAATCGGGCAGCGTGATCGAGATCGCCAACTGCTACCCGCAGGCCCTGTACTTCCAGCGTAACGAGGTGACGGACGAATCCTGGTACTACTTCCGCGTGGACTTCCCCCACGACGAGCCCACGGTGCGCAACACCTTCACCGGCGGGCAGGTGGCGGCAGCCTCTGAGTTCAAGAAGCGCCTGCTGGGCATGGCTGCCGGCGCGGTGTTCACCGGTACCGGCGCGCAGCTGGACAAGATCATGAAGGACCAGCTCTTCGGGCTGAAAACCGTCAAGACGATCGACTACATCGGCTACAGCAAGGAACACGGCTGCTACGTGTTCGGCGACCTGGCCGTGCGCAGCGGCGTGGTGGAGCAGGCCAACAGCGAGGATTACTTCGAGTTCAAGCAGCTGCGTCTGAAGACGCTGCAGAAGAGCATCCGCCTGGAAATCGCCCGTACCGACGAGGGCTACCGCGCCGAGTGGCTCGACTGGCTGTGGACATGCTTCGGCACCCAGGGCATCGCTGCGCTGGCGTTCTGGTTTGGCTCGCTGTTCGCCGAGCAGATCCGCGACGAGTACCAATCGTTTCCCTTCCTGGAAGTGACGGGCGAGGCCGGCGCGGGTAAGTCGACGCTGCTGATGTTTTTGTGGAAGCTGTTCGGCCGGCCGGACGAAGAGGGCAAGGACCCGTCGAAAATGTCCAAGGCGGGCCTGCGCCGCTGGATGGGGCAGGTGTCCGGCATGCCGCTGGTACTGCTGGAGGCTGACCGCAGCGACAACGACCGGGGCGCCGCCAAAGCCTACGACTGGGACGAACTCAAGCCGCTGTTCAACGGCGGCACCCTGGGCGTGACCGGCGTGAAGACCGCCGGCAACGAAACCTACGAACCACCGTTTCGCGGCACCATCGTGATCAGCCAGAACGCCACCGTGGCGGCGAGCGAGGCAATCCTGACCCGTATCGTCAAGCTGCACTTCGTTCGGCCACAGGTCACCAGCCAGAGCCGCGCCGCAGCGGACAACCTCAACCACCTGAGCGCCATGGACGTCAGCCACTTCCTGCTGATGGCCACCCGCGCCGAGGCCAAGGTGCTGGAAACCTTCCGCGCCCAGGTGAAGGTTCATGAGGCCGCGTTGCGTGAGCTCAAAGAGATCCGCATCGAGCGAATCATCAAGAACCACGCCCAGCTGCTGGCCCTGCTCGATGCGCTGCGCCTGGTGGTACCGCTGACCGACCGCCAGCACCAGGCCACCCAGCGCGAACTGACGGCAATGGCTCTGGTGCGCCAGAGCGCCGTCAACGCCGACCCGAGCGAGGTGGCCGAATTCTGGGAGGTGTTCGACTACCTGCAGAGCCTCAGCGATGACCCGGTGGTGGACCACAGCAAGAACCCGGACCTGATCGCCATCAACCTCAACGAATTCGCCGAACGCGCCGCCGAGCACAAACAGAAGCTGGCCGACGTCGGCACCTTGCGCAACCTGCTGCCCAACAGCCGCTCGCGCAAATACATCGAGCACAACAAATCGGTGGACAGCGCCGTGCGCGCCGCCTTCAACCGACGCAACAACACCCTGACCCAGCGCGGCACAACCGTGAAGTGCTGGATCTTCCAGAACCCCGACGCCAAGCGCGGCAACGCTTGAGCGGGCTGTAACACCCAACCAAAACCAAGGAGAAGCACCATGCAATACCACTATTACAAATCAGAGGCGCCCGACACGGTTGCCATCGTCCAGGACTACTACCGGGCCAAGGACCAGTTTCGGCAACAGCTCGAAGCGTTGGGCGCCGTGATCGGTGGAGAAATCGCCCCGATGCACGACATCGACTCGAACTTCGCGGGCGGCGTGAAGCTGAGCGAGAGCCGTGAACTCGACGTGCACTGGCGCCGGCCGGATGAATGGGGCTATCGCAGCTTGCGCTGCAAGGCGGTACTGCCCAAGGGCATCAGCAAGGAGGAGCGCGCTGCCATCCGCGCCGAACATGAGCGGCTGCTCACCACTTGGCGCGAGCACTGCCCGGCACGCCTCAGCAAGCTCGACTACTGGGAGCGACTCAACGTCAACACCGGCAACGTGCTGCTGTGTGGCGGGGTGATGTTCGAGCGGGATGGGGCGGCCTATTTCTGCTTCGGATTTCAGATCAACAAGGCCGAACACGCCGAGCTGGTCGCCGCCGGCAAGCCCACTGCCGGGTGGATCGAGGGCGCCGTCGAGATTCTGCCGAGTGAGTACGAGGCGGCGCGGGAAAACAAGCTTGAGGAGCTCCGGGCATGATCAATTTAAAGATTGGCGTAACCGAACGGGGCTTCCCGCGCATCGAGTTCCAGGACTTGTACAACGTCGCATGCAGCCTCCAGCTCAGTAGCCTGGCCGAACAGCGAGCCATCTGGTTCGGCGTGGACAATCCGCACCCGCGAGTGCTCGGCGAGGGCGGTTGGACGAACGTCGAACTGCCCGAGGGAGCCGTTATTGCCAGCCGCATGCATCTATCACGCGACCAGGCGAAAGCGCTGATGAAGTACCTGCACGCCTTCGTCGAAACCGGCGACATCCTCGGCAAACCGCAACCGGTCAGCCCAGGTGGCCAGCAGCTCTACGCCGAGATCAAGAAATCCAGCAAATACGCTAGCCAGGCCGATTGGGCTAAGCGCGAGGGGTGGCCATACCCGTTCCCGGTGCGGATTGCTTCGGATGGTGGCGGCGATTACGTGGTGAAGGGCGGCGTTGGCGGCCAGTACCGCCTGGCCGACGTGAACCTGTACGTGATCGAGAACGGGCAGAAATTCCGCGTTCGCTGACCGCCGGCGGCAACCGGCACGGACCTCAAGGAGAAGCACCATGCAGCACTACGACGATGACGAACCCAGCACCACCCTGCGCGAACGCCTGGCCATGACCGGCTGGATCGGCACCGGCCTGGCCGGCCTGCTGACCGCAGCCAACCATCTGCCGGACCTGTTCCTGCTGATCGCACGCTGAAAACAAGAAGGCCCCGGTGAGCGGCAACTCACCAGGGCCTGACCAACCCCAAGGAGAAGCACCATGCAAGTGAGTCAACCGAAGGAAGGCGGGGCAAAGGCTACCACGGCCGCGCCGGTAACCCACATTGCCGCCAAGCGGCAGCGCGCTGAACACGTCAATGAGGTGATGCGCATCATTGCCAGTCATGGCCGGCGATTTTTCTACAGCGCTACCAGTAATCGCTATGCCAGCATCGAGGTCGATGCCCGTGGGCGTGTCTGGTTCATCGATGATTACAGCGGCAAGGCTATCTATACCCACCCGACCGGATTCACCAACCGTTGGCGTGGTTTCACCCACGGCGGGACATTGCGATCGCTGGTCGAGGCGTTCCGGGACTACATCACCAACGGCGTTCCGCTGTCTCCGGCATATCTAGGACCGGAACGGCACCGTCTCACTGACGGCAACATCTGGGGTTACGACGATAACTCTATGCGCGCCGTACGCGAACTGGCTGGAGCCTTTCCTGTATTTGCCCAGCCGGTATCAGGTGAGGTGCCCCATGCCTAACACCACCGAACCCCTGCGCCCAACCATGGCCAGCCATCCGCTGCCGCCCAGCACTTGCGACATCTGCGGGCAGAACCGTGCCACGCGCAAGCATCAGCTGTGCAGCCGCATCCGCCAGCGCCGCTGGGCAGCCGAGTGGGCTGCCTACCAGGCCGAAGTCGCCGCCAAAAAATCCCAGGAGCGCCGCCGCTATGCCCGTTGAAATCCGCACCCGCTACACCGGCATGACCTATGTGGCCACCGTGCGCGGCGAGAAACGCACCGCCAGCAACACCATGGGCGCCTGCTGGGCCGCCGAAGCCCTGGCGCGCAAGCTGAACCTGGACCCAACCCTGCTACGCGAAACCCAGCGCGACCTGCTGCGCAATGGCGTGGAGTTGTTCGTTCATCCTGGTGTACTGAAAGTAAAGGAAGCGAGCTGTGGCTGACGAGGTTCGCCAGCACATGCTCGAGTGCGAAGCCCGCACCTGGTTGCGCAACGGTTACAACACGCCCGAGCGCATCCAGGAGCTCACGCTGATGATCGCCAAAAGGCGAGGCCAGGTCAGCGCCGAGCGCCTGATCGAGGAAATGCGCCGCCAATGGCGCCGCCGCTCGGAGTGGCTGAACTAGAAATCACCATCAACAATTCGAGGCCCGGCAACGGGCCTCACGCTTTGGCGGGGCATAGACTCCCGCCGTTTCCACCAGGTGAATACGACCATGCACGAAGGCGTCGAGGTGCGCGGCAATTCGCTGCGCGTTTATTTCCGCTACCAGGGCGAGCTGTGCCGCGAGCCTTTCCCAGGGGATGCGTCGCCGGCGAACATCGAGCAGGCCAGCCGGCTGGCCGGGCTGATCCGCCATGAAATCAAGCACGGCACGTTCAGCTATGCCCGGCACTTCCCCCATTCCGTGAAGGTGAGGACGAACACGTTCGGCCATTTCATTGACCTCTGGCTGAACATCAAGCGCAACGAGGTCGCGCCGTCCGGGTTCCGGGTTTACGAGGGGCGGGCGGAAATGCACATCAGGCCGAAATGGGGGCCACTGCAGGCTGACCAGATCGACCATCTGGATCTGCAGGAGTGGGTGCAGTCGGAGCTGATGCCGAAGCTGCACAACAAGACCGTCAACGAGATCATCGGCCTGGTGCGCCAGATATTCCGGCTGTATCGGATGCGTAATCGTCAGGCCCATGATCCCACCGAGGGGCTACGGGTGCGGGTGCCCGATCGAGACGATCCCGATCCGTTCGATCGGCGCGAGATCGAGGCCATCCTGGCGCTGGGGACCAAGCGGGAGCAGGAGCGCAACCTGGCGCAGTTCATGATCTGGGCCGGGCCGCGAGTGTCCGAGGCGATATCGCTGGCCTGGGAGGATGTGGTGGACCTGGACAAGGGCATCGTCCGCTTCCAGCGCTCCCAGGTGCGAGGGCATTACAAGGTGACGAAGACACGCCGATCAGTGCGCGAAGTGAAGTTGCTCAAGCCGGCGCGCGAGGCGCTTCAGGCGCAGGCGAAGTTGACTCGCGATCTGAAGCCGGTGGAGGTTGAAGTGACCGAGCGGGATAACAAGACGAAGCGTCTGCGACCGCTGCGTTTCGTGTTCCACAACTCCAGCACCAACGCTGCGCATACCAGTTCGGACATGCTGCTGAAGGGCTGGTGGCGGCCGCACCTGAAAGCCGCCAACGTGCGCTTTCGTGGGCCGAACAACTGCCGGCACACCTTCGCCAGCCAGTTGCTCACCACCGGCGCGGTGCCCCTGGAATGGATCGCCGACCAGATGGGCCACACGTCCACCGACATGATCCGCAAGCACTACGGAAAGTGGATCAACGAGGACGGACCGGACATGGTCGGCATCCTCGAGCACGCGCTGAAGCTCTGA